ATGTCTCTTTCCATTTGTGAGACAATATTTTGAATAGCGGGCTGAATAAACATGCGAGAGAAATCTTCAATAAGAAAAGATAAGTCTTGAACCGTATAAGCAATCAAGGCATGATACTGATGCGCTATAGTGATTGTTTCAACAGTCTCAATAATGTCTTGAGGCGTCGCTGTAGAGCCATCACCGATGATAAAATTGTTTTGTCTGCGTACTTGTAAAGTATCACCGATCTTATATCCTGAATATTGGAAATCATCTTGATAGATACGTGATCCAGTCATAATGAAAGGCGCATTGTTCGCAAACATTGCGAGAGCAGTATTTGAAACGAGTGTTGTGGTAATAAATTGATTAGGCATTGCCAGTTCTCCATTCCATTGGTAAAAAGCAACTGGCATTTATGACTATCTAAAACGACATCATGTCGACCCTAAATAATCTATTTCCAGTTGCCAGATTTCATCCGTTCCCTAATGTTTCCAATAGGTGTTTTATCCGTAATCGAGTGAGAATTGGTGACTGGTATGCTTTTGACTTGACCTAGAATTCTAGGCGGTTGGGACGATTTCGAATCGCCACCATTGTTCAAAGCATGCGACAGTTTTACCATCTCAGCTGCTTGGTCTAATGGGTGGAGTTTAGAAATACGGTCTAGTTCATCTGGATTTTTGCCAAGTTTATAGAGTGTTTCACCTGCACTGCCATTACCTTGTTTCGGTAACAGTAATGCTGCATCGCGCATATGAGTTGTAAATGGCGCGTCTTGTCCACGTACTACATCATCAAAGTCGTCATATTTATCGGAAGTTTTATCAAGATGTTTTTGTAATTCTTGGTACTGCTTCCCAACATGAGCTGCTTGTTGCGCTTGTTTCGCTTTGCCCTCTTCCATTTCCTTGTGTTGGAGAGCGTAGCTTACTGCCCTGTGAATCTGCTCATCTACGTGCATAGGCGGTTGGCCCTGTCCGTAGGGATTTGACTGGTTTTGACTTGTTTGTGTGTCTGCTCTTGATTGCATATCACTCATCCTTTGATGCAACTCACGAATTTCCCTTTCGTGCGCCCTCTTTTGTTGCTTTAAGCGTTTCTGCACATAAAGAGGATCATTTGCTTCTTGACCGCCTGAATCTTGGTTTTGACTAATGTCTTGACCTGATTCTTGTGGTTCACCCACACTTTCCATCGTATCACCAGCAAGATTTTCCTGATCTTGGCTAGACATATCCTGAGCGCTATCCATATTTGCTCCACACGGCATTTATATTGCCCCGAACTTAAGGCCGTTCGTAGACCCCGCGGACTCCTGTCCACGTATACATTTATGATAGACTTTTTATTATGAAATTATATCCTGCACCGGTATAGATTTGATTTCGATAATGGATCTTATAGATAGTTAGAAATAGAATTTAATACGCAACATAATAGAGATTAATTACGTTACATTACGTATTACGTAATGTTTAGGAGTACAAATGAACATAGAAGAAAAAATAGAAAAATTGACCAAAGCGATAATTGAATTAACAAATAAATTAGATCAATTTAGTAAAATTCAAACTACAAATACCTATATTCGAGATAGGTTAATCCTATTAACTAAATGGAATCAATATCACTCTGGGCCATCAACAAATGGGTTAAGACATTTGGTTTTTCATGAAAAAAATAATGGATTCCATACTGTGATTAGAAGAGTTGGTAGAGTAGTATTAATTAATGAAAAAGAATTTTTTATTTGGGCTGATAAAAATCTCAGTAATGTTATTATGTTAGCTAAGGGTAAATAAAGAACCCATCGGGGTGCGCATTGTTAAGAGGCGTGACGGGTGTTGTTAATAACATTATACAATTTTCTCGCACCATTGGTGCGAGATTTTATTCCGAATCATTCTTCTGATATTTCCCCATCTCTTTCTCATGCTGACGTTGCTGCTCTTGATTATGCACATCAGCTAAAATGCTAGCGATTTTAGTCGTATAATCTTGGTCAGAATTCTTGTGGTCTAAATCATGAGTGATTTTAGCCTTCTGAATATTAGCTTGATGATTGTAGACATCTAGTTGACTGTCATTCTGAATCTTTTGCGCTTTCAACATCATCTCAGCACGATCTAGTTCATTCTTCTCTTTCTTCAACTGTAATTCTTGCATCTTCAACTGAATATTAGCTTGTCTCTCTTGAATCTCAGCTTGTTTGGATTGCATCTCTTGCTGCATCATAACCTGTTGCGGATCTGGTTGTTTTGGTGGCGGTTCTTTACCTTCTTCTTTTGCCAAAATATCAGGCGGTACTAAATTCTTAAATCGTTCTTTAACTTGTGGCATAAGTTGTATATCAAGTTGTGATGCCCACAAATCAGCAATCAATGGGAACGCTTGAGGGTATGCCTGTATTGTTTGCTGGAACATCTCAAGGGCTATATCTTTCTGCACTGCAAATGAGGGTCCGATGTCTATTTCGACATCAAAATCACCTTTATTATCCATGGAATTTGTTATACTGCCGTCTTTCTCACGCTTATTGATAATAATAGACTCAGACTTTCCACCTGGCTTTGATACGACCATGTGACGTTCATCATCTCCTACAATATAGGGCAATAGATCTAGAACTATTCGACCGCCTTGCTCCAATGATTGATTAAGGTTCGAGAAGAATACATAAGCCGACATTGATGCTTCCATCTTTCGCTCACGTCTTGCTTTTCCTGAGATATCTCTACCTTGTAGTTCTTCACTTTCACTGAAACCCAAGATCTCTTGTATATCTTGTGTGGCCGCTTGGGATGCCATGAATAAACCCTGTGATATTTCCCAAGCTTGGCTTTTTTGTGGCATCTGTCCAGTCTTAGGATCAGGTTTTGCCATCAATGCGCCCATTTGCAATTCTGGATTACGCCATTGTTGTTCATAGCCGATGATATTATCAGGTGTTGCAACCCACTGTTCACGACGACGGTTCTTAATCTCAGCCATCATCTCAGAACGTGAATAGTTCAATGATTTCTGTGCATCACGAGCTTCATGGATAAATGATTTCGTATATTGTCGACCTTCAATATAATAACTATCGCCATCAACAAATATGATTGGTAATTGTCTAGATGGCCACTCTGAGAAATCGATAATCTGATCGCGTATCAAACGATAATGCATGATGCGATAATCTTGTGTCTGACGCTTGGTAACAATATGTGGAATTTCTTTTTTAATGATCTTACCGACTTCAGTACCTTCGGTGATTTCTTTTTGCTTATTGAAATCCTTTTGCATCTCTTCCCATTCAAATTCATTGACAACTTTTCCATTCGATAATTTGTAAATGATTATTGAGAACCATTCTTTAACAAAGTAATCGCATACGGTAATAGTGTCTCTCGTTTGCCATTGGAAATCGAGTAACATATATGGATCAATATAAGAGACTGGATTAGTTACATAGGGATAGGTTGCAAAGAACTCATCACGTGTAAATACGTAATATCTTGCACAATAATTACCATCACCTTTATGAGGCTTAATTGCAGTTGGATCAAAGACTGTCCTAGTAGGATCGGGTATGACTTCATACTTGATGATTTGATTAAAACTACGTGGTGATTCATAATCGAGAGTTATTTGGAATGCACCAAAACCCATCATGAGAGCTGATTTGAATGCTGTTTGATAAACCAAGTCATTTTGAGACTGGTATGATATTGTTCGTACTAGGTCTGCTCGTAGGTTTATCTGCTCCTGTGTGGCTTTGCCAGTCAATGATCGTACTAATAAGTCTGGTTTATTCTTGCGCTGCTCTCCTACGATTTTTTTAGTTGAATCATAAAGCTTATTAAATGTCATCGCTGGTTTAAATAAGCGCGTAAACTCTGATCTCTCAACTGCCGTCCATTGATCGCGCAATACAAAATTCATATCATCTTTACCGCGAACAATGTTCTCGTTAAAGTATGAGTTCCAACTATTTAGATTCTTATTAGCTTGGTTTAATACTTCTTTTTCATCAATATTAGCCCCATTCAAACGCTCAATACGAGTTGTTTCCATCTCATTGAGAGTTTTAGGTGATAGCATGCTCTCATCACTAAGCTCACGTTCCATGATTAACCGTCCTTGGTTAATTATTTATTGGTAGCAAAGGGTAGGGTTTTACCTACGCCTATGGATAGATGCATCTAGGAGCATCATTCTGATCTAAACTACCTTTGCTATATATTATGGCAATACTGTTAATGTAATGATTCCAGATGCACCAAATACAGGTTTATAAATCTGCATTCCATTAGATGCAGCGACGAATATGAAATCTGTTGGCAAGATACTAAATCCTGAAGCTGTAATGTATGGATTGAGATAGCCAGCAGTTGTTACCGTTGCTAGCGTATCGCTTGTCATCATGTGACCTATGCGAGGATTTATTTGTTGACCTGGAAAATTAATCTGAAATGTTTCAATAGCCATTGTAAATCTCCATCCATGGTTAATTTAATGGCTCTCTACATCCTACAATATTCGCACAATGTCCCATAATATAAACTAGCATCAATGGTCATCAGGGCAAATATCTGGCAAAACATACTTTCGCTTGTGTGTCAGCGAGAGCCATCAATATAATAGCACTACACTGCTATTTGAGCTACTGCATCAAGTTTTTCGACAACTTTCCAATCATCAGCGAGAAAATCAGCCATGAGCGGCATCCAGTTACCACAATTAGGTGTTGGGACGGTGAGGATCTTCCATATATATTGCATACCTGGCAAAAGGATCACATATTCACCCGTTGATTCCCATGTTTGACGAGCTAGATATTTACCTGCTATTAATGCTTCCGCTGCTTGTTGAAATAACATTTACTGCTCCCTTTGGTTAAATTATCTTAATCCTAATTTCTTTTCACATTCATAAAGTCGAATGAATATACGATAAATTTTTTTTTGTACTTTTTGTATTGCAATACGTAACATAATAGCTACTATTGCTAACATTATTATTGAAAGGCATTCCATTAATAATCCACCTCTATCCATATCACCTTTAAATTCCTTGGATTTCAGAGGTTTTTTTTGGACTTGTAACAGCCGCTTTATTCGTTGATGTTTGAAGTAAATGCTTCTCAATAAAATTTAAGACATCAACTTCATTGTAAAGGATGTGGCGCCCGATTCTGCGAAATGGAATTTTCCGCTCATTCCTGCGGTCTTGCTGCAGCCACGCAACACTTTTTCTTATTAAAGAAGAAACTTCTTTCTCGGTAAGTAATCTGATGGTGTTGCTTTGTATTGCAACAATAGATGATGAAGCTTTAGACATAAGAACATCCTATTCTTTGAAAATCATTATAGTAAATACATAATATTTAATTCTAAACACCAATAATAAACATTATTAATAGAATAAAAATAAACTTTTACATCGTCATCGTTGACACAATTCATCTTCCAATCGCCCTATAGAATAATTCCTGATTGCGCAACTCTTCTGGCTTAGCAACGCCTGTGTGATCTTCTAATATGCCAGGAACCTGACGCTTGATGTCATTGTCATTAGCTATTACTTGTGCTTTATTTTGATCTCTAGATTCGTTCATTTGGTTTCATCCTTAATAGGAATAGTAATTATATTCTTAATATGTCCTTATTTAGAAAGCTTTGATGTTTACTCAGTTTTAAATTAATAGATTTTAAACACTCTTCAACATTCCTAAGACAATGATTACCAAAATTAGGAATTTTTAATAAGTCATATTTAGTACAAGAAACTAATTGTTCAATAGTGCTAATACCATAACAACGCAAACAATTAGCACTCCTCATAGTCAAATATAAATTATCGATAGATGATATAGAATCATCCATTGAATAATTATTTTCTGTAACTAAATCAATAGTTTTATGTTCATAATTATTAATTCTATCCTCAAGATTCTTAACTCTTAATTCTAATATTTCGATTTTACATACTAAATTTTTATATAATTGTGATTCTTCCATTAAAATATCCTCATCACTGGATTAAACATATCAACTTTAACAACTGGCGCCTTATCCTGAATAATCCTATCTGATGCAAACTTCATTGCACCATACTGAAGTGCATCGTGTGGATGACTAAACCTATTCTTATTCGGTTTATCCTGATATCGATCTTCATTAGCAATTGACATGCGTTTGAAATGATATCCATTGATGAAACCTTTACGTGTTACAGATGCACCATCACGAGATAATAAAAACCCTGGTTGGCCATCAATCATTGAATTAAGGAAATAACGTACGCTACTAATTCGCACATCAATATCATTAGTAGATGCAGCATTTGTTTTAATCCCCAATGAAATAAGTTCACCAATGCAACTTAACTCTTCCATGATCTGATCGCCTGACATACCAGCTGGATCAGCCTCCGACTCACCTACTTTATTGTATGGGAAATCTTTTTGTAAATCAGGTATTACAATATTCTTTGCAAATGATCTGATACCCATATCTTCAGCAAGATATTCTTTCAACAATCTGAATTGTCCACGTGCGCTTATCTGAAAAACAATACACGCTGGAGTTAATCCAAAATCCCACCCAAGATGGATAGGTAATCCCTGGATGGCTTCTAACTTCGGTACAGAATGTAAATCATTATTGTATTCAGGGTAAACACGCTTACCTGATTCAACAATACCATATTTTCCCCCACAGAATACTTTGATAAAACCTTCGGTGCGTTTTTCAGCAAGCTTGACATAATAGTCACTGGATAGGTTTTTATAATTATCACAATCAACATTCTGTATATAATTACCAATGTCATCACGTATAAAACTACCGTCTATATTTTGCATTAATCCGGATGGTTGATGGAATATTTTATAGTTCGGTGTTGTGTTTAGTTCGAAGTCTTTATAGATCCAGTGATCTTCGTCAGGAGGATTAGTATCAGCGATAATGCCAGACCAATACGGTTCGTCACAAAAAGCATTGCTAGGATAACGATGGTTAACGCGTCCAATAAGATGATGCAAGACAGCTTGAGGAACCTCACTAATTTCATTTATATATGCCGCCGTAGCTTCTATTGATTTTAGTTTACGAATATCTTCATCACGGTCTAATGCAATGAACACTAGTTCTAATTCTATTACCCCATTGCCATCATTGAATGTGTGCTCGTACGTGAGTAATGGTTTTTGTCTTTTACATATGTCGCCAAGATCACTAAACCATGTAAGCCATGTTTGGAGGGTGGTTGATTGTAACTCACCGCTTGTGTTCCTGATGATGAGCCACTTTGCGCGTCTTCTGCCGTTGAACCACTTAGGCATTGCGCAGACATGTCTAACAATTTCATTAATGCATATTGTTGATTTTCCAGAGCCATAAGGCCCCATAATAAGCTTAATAAAACTATTATCAGCATGAAACAGTTCGCCCGTTGGATTAGGTAAGTATAATTTATCCTTATCGCTTGCATAAATAATAGTTTCCTTGCCATCATTTCTTATATGTTGTGATGTCTCACGAGATCGTCGTCTTTTTAGATCATTAATCCTGTTATTACAACTAGCAAAGGACATCATTTAAGATGACCTGTCGTAGATTTATCATGAGTGGGTTTGACACGTAATTTCTCATGCGTTGTGAATCTTGCACCGCATTTCAAACACTCACGACGACGCTCGGTCTGATTATTAAAATCAGTGTGTCTCGTATACACAACATGACTATGTGGATACTGACAATTTTTGCAAATCATGTATTTTTCCATGTGCTGTTGGATATTCAATTTCACTTTTGATGAATGAGAAAAACTTGCGTTCAACGTATTCAGGTTCTAGATCTAATAGGATGCAGTAATCTATAAAAACGAGATTGGATTTATTAATAAATCTCTTGGCATCTGCGCTATGAGCATGTTTAGATTCAGCACGATATTTAACCGCAGGATCGGGATTGGCACTAGGACAGTTGATGATATCCACAAATGCTTGTTTCAGGATTGACCTGATGAGTGCTCTTTCAGGTGATACATCGCTCATTATTTTGCATCCTACTTACCAGTGAGAACTTGAGTCATTGCCTTAGCATGGTCAACAATCTTTGCAGTACTATTAGTAGGATGAGGGACTTTAATACTTCCGTAAAAGATTGGTGCATTAGGCTCAGGATTTTGTGAGTTTGGTAAGTCAAATGCAGTGGCACCGACGTTTTCAATATTCGTATCCTTCATGGTTCAAGTCCTTTTGATTACTTGCCTAATATCTTGTTAGCTTTGGCATCAATCTTTGATTTAGCACCAGAGCTTAACTTACCTTTTTTCACCATTTGTGATGCGCGTGCTTTGGCATTAGCAGCGTGTTTCTTATCATTAACGGGATAAGATCGATCAGCGCCAGCAAATTCAGAATTAGGCAGTTTATTTCTCTTCTTTACTGTTAGCTTTACCATGATCAATTCCTTTTTCTTCTTTTTCCATTCGATCTAGTCGTTTGTTAAATTCAACTACTGCTGCACTTGAGCTAAAATACTTCCACCATCGACGTTCTAGTATCCACGCTTGAGATTGCCAAGCTTCAGCACCATTGATTGTATTTAGGTGACCAAGCATTCTTTCTTCTTCTATCTTTTTTATTGACTCGGAGAAATCAGCATAATCAGTGTCTTTTCCCTCAGCAATATGTTGACGTCCAATCTTAAGCCATTCGTAAAGTGTATCTTCACAAATACCATTGGCTTCCGCCGCTAATTCGTAAGGAATTCTGTTTGATATACTAGTGAGTATGGCTTTACGCCGTGCAGGAGTGAATTTGTATGGATTGGTTCTGTCTTTAGGTCGTCCACCAGCCATGATCTGCAAATCCTTATGCATTGATGATGCCATTGTGCATTAAAATTAATTAAAAGAGAAGTGGTGATATGTGAGTATTGTAGTATTACTATTATCTTATCAACTACACATAGCGAGGAATAAGAAAATGATTACAGCAACATTTAACGCAATAACATATGCGAATAAACTAAAGAAAGCTGGCCTTGATGTAAAAATAGCTGATGTTCAAGCAGAAGAAATGTCAGAGATGATTAATTCTACGCTTGCAACAAAAGAAGATTTAAAAATATTTAAGTTTGAGCTACAAGCATTCATAGTTAAATCATTAATTGCGGTTGTTGGCATATTAGGCGGATTACAAACATTATTTCATTTTGTTAAATAGGATTAAAATGGCCACCACTGAGAAACGCATCACTCTTGCATTAACCAAAGAAGATGTGCGCCAAATAGCTGAATTATGTTTGTTGTTTGGCGAGAGCCAAACGCAGATTATTAAACGTGCGCTGATCTTATTGCATCATGCCAAGATCAAGGAATAACCTCGTCTAATTCTGATTTTACTAATTCTCTCGATAGCTTTCTCAATATTTTGAAGGCAATTATACCCATAGTGACGAACCACGC